ATCTACATGATGCTAAAAGTGCTTTGCACTTAATCAACAATAAAAAAAGAATAATTGTTTGAGCGTTAGCGAAAACAAAGTGAGCATAGCTCACTTAAGAACAATCATTAATAAGACTTATATATTAGTGTAGTTCTGGATCTCTTCCAAGTCCTTTAACAGTATACAGAGTTTCCGATACTATTTCATAAACACCACGAGGGTTAGCGTCTTGTAGTTGTTGCATAACTTCATATGCTTCTGTTTCACTGCTACAGCCAATTAGCTCAACCTTCTGAGTAACTGTCTCAATGATCTTGAATACTGTTTGAGGCATAAGAGTATTTACTAGAGTAAGCATTGAGTTATAGCTAAATATAATATAAATACATTTGGAGACCGGAGATTATGAAAGTACATCAAATTATAAGCGAATCACAAGTAGTCGAAGCACCAGGTGGAAGTATGCTTGGGAATGCCTGGAATAAGATCCAGAGCAAAGTTGGTACTGCTGGTACCAAAGCAAGTGGTCAAGGTAAGCTAGACGTAAACGCAAGAGCTAAAGCCCTATGGAAATCATATAGTCAGTTTGCAGGCCAGACTGGTATACAAAAGCCTAAAACTCCTACTAAGGCTGAATTAGCAGATTTTATGGCTACACAAAAAATGCCAACAGGACAATTAAACAAACATAAAGATGGTCTATTACCAAAAGGAGCCATCGACACTATATTACAAGGTGCGGCACAAGATTCTTTTAAAGGACAAGCCGGACAAGCGGCGGTTGGACAAGAAGAACCAGAACCAGAAGAACCTAAAACTTTAGGACAACAATACGGTACAACCCCAGATGCAAATGCTCCGGAAGTAAAACCAGAAGTAAAACCAGTTAACCCAAATGCTCCAGAAGTAAAACCAGTTAACCCAAATGCTCCAGAAGTAAAACCAGAAGTAAACCCAGAAGTAAAACCAGTTGACCCAAGTGCTCCAGAAGTTAAACCAGATGCACCAGTTGACCCAAGTGCTCCAGAAGTTAAACCAGTTGATGCACCAGTTGACCCAAGTGCTCCAGAAGTTAAACCAGTTGATGCACCAGTTGATGCACCAGTAGATGCACCTGTTGAATTTAAAAAGGGTGACGCGATTACATACACTAGTACTAAAGGGAAAAAAGGAGCTGGCACAGTTGTAGGTCCGGCTGAAGCGCCTGGACAAACAATAATACAAAATAAATTTGCTCCAAAAGGTGTAGCAGTTAAGACAGCTACTATGGAACTAGTGGATCTGCAAAAGCAGAAGACAAGTATTGATAGTCTTAAAAAACAAGGGTATGAAATAAGTAAAGACGGAAAGCCTGTTTAAAAGAAGTCTCGTCCAGATTTTTTAGTTGTCTCTAAATTTTCTTTAATAAGTTTTGAAAATACTTCACGATCATCTACTGAACAATCTAATATCTCAGCCCAAGTAACTCCCCCACGCATATACCATACAAGTTTTGCAAGTTCATACTTTAGTTGTTTTACCTCGTTGTCTAAGCTATCACAGTATTTTAGGATTTCTGTCAGAGATAGGACTGAAATCCTTACACGAAAAAATTTGATTGATCAAATGCTATTGGAATTTCGTAAGTTTCCGGAACGCCTCTTTCAAGTTCTTCAGCAGTAGCTTCTACACGCATTGGTTCTGTTTCAAACTTTTTCTTTTCTTGTTCAATATGTTTTGTAATTGCAGTATAAAAATCTTTGTCAGCTTTATCAATAAACTCTGAAATCTGATTTGCGTCAGTAACAATCTGTCCTCCAACCTGAATTTGTTGTATGCTTGTTTTGATTGTATCAATAGTTAAAGAAGTTAAAGATGCAAACGATTTATTAAATATCTCAAGTTTTTGAGGTTCGTCTAGTGCTTCATTATTAATAGTTGCAAAAATTCTCTGTTCTTCAAAAGATTTTAATGCAGTTTTTGTAAATTGTTTATAAGTCATTGGACGAATTGTAATTTGCAACTCACCGTGAGTTAAAACATTATTATATGTAACATTCATAAATTTATCAAGAAGTGTTCTCATATCTAATTCAAATGCTTTATCTTCTTCTATAACTGGTACTTTAGATGTTATTTCTAATTTTTCACCATATGTTGCAATACGCATAGCAATTAGAATAGTATCTAAATCAAGAATAGGTGTAAGCCATGCATTTTTAATAGACGGTATGCAACTTTGAATAACATCAACAGTTGCTTGTCCATTCATTAATGCATCAGGTGTTTTAAACCGCATTTCGTCTTTTGCTGTCATGGCAAATACAGGGAGTTCACCATTTTCGGTCATCTCAATACTACCTGCTGGCCAATAAGTTCCTTTACTAGGTAAAGAAATATATATTTTTGGTTGCCTAAAATATTTTTCAAGTGGGTTAGGTCCCACTGCTGGTACTGGAGTTCCAGGTTGAATTGGAATTCCTATCTCTGGACCAGGGGTTGCTTGAGGCGAAATAGGAAGTTTTCCTAAAGGCACTCCCCCTGGCATCATATTGTCTGCCATGGTTTATCTCCGGATAAATATATTGAAGTTCATACAGATATTTATGGTGAACAGTTAACTAGGGTTTTAATTATGGCAACACGAGTAAAATATGATGACGGCGGTTCTAGTAGTAATGCCGCATCTGAAGAAACGTTAGACAAATTAGTAAAAGCCATGGAAGCTATGGGCGGCCCTGCGGCAGGTGCCGCAACTGTTGGGTTAGCCGGAAAATCTAAAGGTCAGAAGGCACAAGAAAAAGCATCAAAAGATAATTTACGAGCTACTACAAGCGATACAAAAGCTACACAAGACGGTACAAAAGCTACAAAAAAAACAACTAGCAGTTTCGTCGACCTTGCTAAAGCCGCAGGTAGAGCCACGGCTGGACTACTTGGCTCTGTAGCCGGGGGCATTAGTAGTGCAGTTTTAGGTGTAGCTGGCGAATTAATGGGAGCCCAAACAAGTATAGGTGCTTATACAAGCCATGTTACAGGTGCATTTGGAGCCCTTGGAAAACCAGTTCAAATGTTAATAGGTGCATTTGAAGGTCATATGGAAACGTTTCGAGATATGGCAAGTGTAGGCGCATCAGCCGGAAACAACTTATTTCAATTTCAAACAATGGCTAGTACAGCCGGCGTTAGTTTGGAAGACTTTACTGCGGGAGTAGCAGGTCATTCCACTGACTTAGCAATGGCATTTGGTAGTGTAAATGCAGGTACTCAAAGGTTTTCTAGTGTATTAGGAAAAGTACGTAAAGATGTTGGTAAGCAATTTAGTTTACTAGGTATGTCAATAACAGAACAAACAGAATTAACAGCTGAGTATATGGCCCAAGAAGCAAGATTAGGTAGAACAAAAGGTAGAACTGATCAGAATCTTTCAAAGGGTGTACAAAGCTATATCTTTGAATTAGACAAATTAACAAAACTTACAGGTATATCACGTAAAGAAGCCGCGGCGGCAATGAGAGAAAATCAAGAAGACCCTATGTCTAAAATGATGATATCAGGAATGGACGCTCCGACTAAAGACATGGTGAACGCCCTATTTACTAAGATAGAAAAAGTTTCAAGTAAGCCTATGGCCGATGCTATAAAAAGATTAATGGCGTCAAACGGTGTTGGTATTGATGATATGACTAGAGGTATGGTCGGAAACGTTGATGAATATCGAAAAGTAGGCGAGCTTTTGAATAGCATAGCTGTAAAAGGATATGCATCAAAAGAAGAAGAAATACGCCTTAATGATTTATTATCAACTGCTTCAAAGAAATCATTGGATAAGCTGAAAGAGGGCGGCGTAGATATGCAACTGCAACAGGCCATCGGCTCGACCTGGTGGGACGGTATATCACTAGGTGCTGGTAACATGATGAATTTTAATAAAGAATTAAAAAGTGTGACTGACAACATAGGCAAAACTATAGAAGATGAAGATGGCAAGGGCAAGCCCTTAACAGCTCAAGATGTATTAGTAGACATGTCTAATGTACTTAGAGATCAGATGGTTGATAAAGTTATGCCTAAGGTTGGTGCGGCATTTACACTTGCTACAGAATATTTAGAAAAAGAAGGCCCCGGTCTGATTAAGGGAGCTGTTACCAAAATGGAGAAGGCTATTGATCTCGGCACCATAGCACTTAACAAGCTAATGGGGCTGTCTCCAGAGGGCGGAAAATCTATGCTAGACACAGTAACAGCTGGTATTAAAGAGTTTTTCAAAGACCCCGAAGGAACTGCAAAAGCAGTATTAAAAGCAGGTTATGAGAAAGTTAAAAACGTAATAACAAGTATGGGAACTTCTGTTGATACGGCTTGGGACTCGTTAGGTCAAACTGAGACATATAAAACAGCTCAAAAGAATTTAACCGCCGTTAACGATTCGATGGCGGCTCTCCAAAAAGAGATTGATGCAGGTGGTATGACAGAAGAAGAAAAAACAGCGGCACTAAAGAGAATGGATGAATTAATTGCAAAAGCTAACGAATATAAAACCACAATGAAAGATGAAAAGAAAGATGTCAGCTTTATTGACAAGATGTCGGCCTTTTTCAGCGGTATTAACTGGGTTGCTGTTGGCGGTGCTGTTAGCCTAATTGGAATTGGATTTGCCGCAGTAAAACTAGGTCTTGGGCTTGGGGCTATAGCTATAGCTGGTTTGGCTCTTCTTACTAAATTTTTATTAATAGGGTCTGTTGTTATTTTAGCTGTAGGTAAAGCTATTGAAATGGTTGGCTCCGGAATAAAAAATGTTGCCGAAGGAGTAAAACTGCTGTCTGAGGTAGACATGAACGAAGATATGAAAGAAATGCCAGGGTTCTTAAGCTCTTTAGCAGGACCATTAACTGATTTAGCGGCTGGCGGTATTGTAGGTCAACTTGGTGGTGGTGGATTAAAGAAACTTGCTCTTGGAATAAAAGAATTTCAAGATATACAAGTTGACAACTTAGCAAAAGCCGGACCTGCTTTAGAATCTTTATACAAAGGTGTTAGTGCATTTACTGGTGATAGTTTATTGGATAAAGCAGGTAAGTTTCTTGGAGGCTTATTTGGTGGCAGTGGATCTACTAGCGGAATGGCAGACATTGCAGAAGGATTAAAAGACTTTAAAGATGTTGACGCGGCAGGATTGGAAAAGATAGGCAAAGGCTTAGAAGGAATTACTGGTTTTGTAGATGCAATGAAAAATGCTGATATTGATAAAACTAGCGAACAAATTACAAAGCTAATTAATAACCTTAAAGAATACCAAAAAACAACAGCTAATATGTCTAGTGATATGTCAGCCAATTTATCAGCCACTGTGAAAGCATCCATGTCTGACTCAGGTGCGTCTGTAGATAAGTTAAATAGTAGTATGCAAACATTAATAGAACTTGTACAAGCAGGAAACAAGATTGAAACTAAACAACTAAAAGCGTTAGAAGAGAGATAATATGAGTTGGAAACGGTATTTTACACCTGTAGAAACAAAAGCAGGTGGCGACGGAAGTTATAGTCCAATAGGTGGTCCAGGCCAACAAGGGTTAGGTCCAGCCCAGGCAAATTATAGTTCTTACTTGCCAGATGTATATGTTGGTTCTCCGAATCGTGTTGAACGATACGGACAATATAATACTATGGATATGGATTCAGAAGTAAATGCCGCGTTAGATATCCTTGGAGAATTTTGTACACAACAAAACAAACAAAATAAAACTCCATTCATGATGGACTTTAAACAAAAAGCAACCAACTCAGAAATTACAGTACTTTCACAATACTTACAGCAATGGTCTAAGTTACAAAAGTTTGAAACTCGAATGTTTAAAATCATTCGTAACGTGTTTAAATACGGCGATGCATTTTTTATTAGAGATCCAGAAACTAAAAAATTGTTTCATGTTGATCCTGCAAAAGTATCACGTATTATTGTAAACGAATCCGAAGGTAAGAAACCAGAACAATATGTTATTAGAGATGTAAATTTAAACTTTACACATATGGTAGCTACAACACCACATCAAACTAGCGGTAATGTTACTGGTGGAGGTGAAGGTTATTTAACAGGCGGTAGCAGAGGACAAGTTGGATCACCAAGCCAAGGTGCAAGTGCAGGAAGATTTACTAGAGATCTTAAAGAACTTACTGTTGATGCTGAAAATATTGTACACCTTAGTTTGTCTGAGGGGTTAGATAATAACTTTCCATTTGGTAACTCATTACTAGAAAGTATTTTTAAAGTTTACAAACAAAAAGAATTACTAGAAGACGCAATTATAATTTATAGGGTACAACGAGCACCGGAACGTAGAGTATTTTACGTTGACGTAGGTAATATGCCAAGTCACCTTGCTATGCAATTTGTTGAACGAGTTAAAACAGAAATACATCAAAGACGTATTCCTAGTGCAACAGGCGGCGGTACAAACGTAATTGACAGTTCATACAACCCATTATCAATTAACGAAGATTACTTCTTTCCACAAACTGCTGAAGGACGTGGATCAAAAGTTGAAACATTACCAGGCGGTACAAACTTAGGTGAGATTGACGACTTAAAATATTTTACTAATAAACTTGTACGTGGATTACGTATTCCAAGTTCTTACTTACCAACTGGTCCAGATGATGGACAAAGTAATTACCAAGATGGTAGAGTTGGTACAGCATATATTCAAGAATTACGTTTTAATAATTACTGTGAAAGATTACAAAATTTACTTACAGAAGAATTTAATCAAGAATTTAAACGTTACTTGTTAGAAAAAGGTGTAAACATTGATACTGCAATGTTTGATCTTAAAATGCAACCACCACAAAACTTTGCAAGTTATAGACAAAGTGAACTTGATAATGCTCGTGTTCCAACGTATACACAAATGAGTGCTATACCTTATATTTCAAATAGGTTTGCATTAAAACGTTTCTTAGGAATGACTGATGAAGAACTTGCTGAGAATGAACGTTATTGGAAAGAAGAGAATGACGAGAACTTAACACCATTGCCAACTGATGCCGCAGGCGAAATGAGAACTGCCGGAATTAGTGGAGCAGGTATAGGTGCTGACATGGGCGGAATGGAAGATATTGATCCTGAAGCTGACCCGGCTCCTGAAGATGGGGGAACAGCCCCTGCACCAGATACAGCAACCGGAGGAGCGGACGACGGCGGTGCTACACCTCCTCCCGCATAAATAGTAGTATGACAATGTTGCGAGAAATATTTTACTTCGATAAAGAAACACTCGAGCCAGTGGATAATAAACAGTATGATCCTATTGACGATGATTCTATTGTAAAACGAGATGATACTCGCAAAACAAGATTAACCCTGCGACAAATTAATAAAGTTCGTAAAGCGGCAGATTTACACTCCGAAGAACAAATAAAAGATCTTGACTTTGTACGTCAAATGTATGGAATAGCCGCGAACGTCGAACAGGCAGTCTAGTTCTATGCCCAGATCTACTGTGGCATTTGTTATCGGAAATGGCACCAGTCGTAAACCAATTAACTTACACAAATTAAAACCATACGGTCAAATATACGGATGTAATGCTTTATATAGAGAGTTTGATCCTGATTATCTAGTAGCTGTTGATACTAAGATGGTAAACGAAATTAACGCTGTTGGCTGGCAACTTACACACGAAGTATGGACAAATCCTAATAGAGTTTATAAAGATTTTAATAAGTTTAATTACTTTGACCCAAGTTTAGGTTGGAGTAGCGGACCTACTGCACTACATTTAGCTAGTGAAGAAGAACATAATCATAGCGAAATCTACATTTTAGGCTTTGATTACAAAGGTACTAAGGACAATAACAAAATTAATAATCTATATGCAGATACAAAAAATTATAAAACATCTGAAGATACAGCAACTTACCACGGTAATTGGGCTAGACAAACAGGTATTGTAATTCAAAAACATCCGCATAAGAGATATATACGTGTAGCAAGTAAAGAAGATTCATTCTTGCCAGACAATTTAAAAGTGTGGGGCAACCTGAATCACATGTCAATTGAAGATTTCCAGGACTTTTTCAAGATCCTATAATCTTAATGTAAAACGGCCCGTTTTAGGCCGATAACCACGTACTTTTTCCCTATACATGTAAATACAGTAGACAGCAATACACTATCTAAATAAACAGGAGGAGAAAAATAATGGCTATTAAAAATAAATTTGAGCAAATGTTAGAAAAGCTCATCGCAGAAGACCGCTCTGGAGCGGAAGAACTATTTCACGAAATAGTTGTTGAAAAATCTAGAAACATTTACGAAAAACTTTTGGACGACGACATGCCAGAAGTTGAAGTCGACGAAGCAGACAAAAAAGATGCTGAAGTTGATGAAAAAGAAGATACGGAAGCTAAGGAAGACGATAAAGTCGACGAAAAAGCTGACGAAGACGAAAAAGGTGATGAACAAGAAGTTAAAGAAGAACTTGTTGACATTACTCCAGTAGAAGATGTTCCCACTGAAGACGGCATGCCAGATATGGGCGGCGATCCAGCAGATGCTATGATCGGCGACATTGAAGATGCAGGTGATGAAGATGGCGAAGACGGTGAAGAAGACGATGCGGGCGACGACGAAGACTTAGAAGACCGTGTTGTTGACTTAGAAGATGCACTTGATGATCTTAAAGCTGAATTTGATTCTATGATGGATGATAACGATGGCGACGACGACGAAGAAGGCGAAGAAGGTCCAGAAATGGATATGGACGCTGGAGACGACGACGAAGAAGGTGATGAAGAAGCAGAGGACGAGGCTGTAAATGCTGGATCCGATCTTGACACAGGCAATGCATACGAAGGAAAAGTAGCGAAAGCGACTGGTCCAATTTCAAGCACAGAACAAATGCGTGAGTATGTTGAAAAAGTAAATGCTGTAATGGGCGACAATGGTGATAACACTAAGTCTCCAGTAGCAGGTAAAAATGACATGGGTGGTGATGCTAAAAATATCGCAACTGGTGGTGAAGGAACTGGAGGTTCAAATACTGGACTATCTGGTAACAATGCTAAAGAAGACTCAGCTGGTAACGTAAATGTTCCTGGTGGAAAAGCTTCTAAATCATTAAAGTCTGATTCAAAAGGCCACGGTACCGAGAAAAAGGGAAAAGGCGAAGAAGGCGGAACTAATACTGGTTCAGTAATAGGTTCGTAATAATGCTAAGGAGCAATGTGTTGCACAATTTACGTGAAAACTTAACATTCGACCAAGCTAAGATGGTTATCGAGACTACCGAGAATGCCAAGGGTGGTAAAGATCTTTTTTTAAAAGGTATTTGCATCCAAGGCGGGGTTAAAAATGCCAACCAACGTGTTTACCCTGTTACCGAGATAGGTAGAGCTGTCAACACTCTCAATGACCAGATTACAGGTGGATATTCAGTTTTAGGCGAAGTTGATCATCCAGAAGGCCTTAACATTAACTTAGACCGCGTAAGCCATATGATCACAGAAATGTGGATGGATGGCCCAAACGGTTATGGAAAACTTAAAGTATTACCAACGCCGATGGGAAACCTGGTTTCAACAATGCTGGAAAGCGGAGTTAAACTAGGAGTCTCGTCACGTGGTAGCGGAAACGTTACAGAAGACGGTTCCGGACAAGTAAGCGACTACGAAATAATCACAGTAGACGTAGTAGCTCAACCCAGTGCTCCAGGGGCATACCCAACCCCAATATACGAGCATTTAATGAATACTCGTGGGGGGTATAAGGCTATGAACTTGGCTCGCGAAGTACAAGGCGATAAAAAGGCACAAGACTATTTAAAGAATTCTTTGGTGAATATCATCAAAGGGCTCCAGTAAAAGGAGAATATAATGTTGGACGCACTGAAATCACTCTTTGAAAACAATGTAATTTCCGAAGAGATCAGAGTTGAAATTCAAGAAGCGTGGGATAAGAAGATTTCGGAAACGAAATTGGAAGTAACCGCTGAACTTCGCGAAGAGTTCGCATCAAAGTATGAACACGATAAATCACAAATGGTTGAAGCTATCGATTCTATGGTGAGCGATAAATTAGCAGAAGAAATTTCCGAGTTCACAGACGACCGCAAACAGTTAGCAGAAGCAAGAGCAAAGTATGCCATTGCTATGCGTGAGAACGCAAATTTGCTAAAAGAGTTTGTTATGAAGTCTTTGAAGAAAGAAGTAACTGAATTACATGATGACCAAAAAGTAATGTCAAATAAGTTTGGCAATCTTGAGGAATTTGTGGTTGAAGCTTTGTCTAAAGAAATTGCAGAGTTCCAAGAAGATAAGAAAGACTTAGCTGAAACGAAAGTTAAATTAGTACGTGAAGCTAAGAAACATCTCAATAAAGTTAAATCAACTTTTGTTGAAAAAAGTGCTAAATTAGTATCAGATATTGTTGGCAAGGGTCTTACAAAAGAAATTAGCCAACTTAAAGAAGATATTGATTCAGCTCGTAAGAATGACTTTGGTCGTAAGATTTTCGAAACGTTTTCAAACGAGTATACTAACAGTTACTTGAATGAAAAATCAGAAACTGCTAAACTAATGAAAGTTGTTGATCTTAAAGAAAAACAAATTGCAGAAGTTAAAGCAGATGTTGATAATAAAACAAAAGTTATCGAAAGCAAAAATTCAGAAATTAAGAAAATTTCCGAAGCGAGCAAAAGAAAAGATATCATGGATGACCTAACTGCTCCATTGAGTAGAGATCAACGTGAAATCATGAAAGACTTACTGGAAGGTGTACAAACTGACAGATTAGTAAAACAATTTGACAAGTACATGCCGGCAGTTATTGACGGGAAAACTCCAGAAAAGAAAAAGGCGACATTAACAGAAGCTGAGGCAAAATCAATTACAGGCAATAAAGAAGAATCTAACGTTAGTAGTGTAAGCTCGGGAGCCGACAACATCGTCGACATTCGAAGACTTGCAGGATTGAATTAAGGAGAAAATAATGTCAGAACTACTAGAAAACCGCTGGCAGGATACCAAAACTGCACTTTTAGAAGGCCTTAACGGCAATAAGAAAGCAGTAATGGCAAGTACTCTTGAAAACACACGCAAGTGGTTGAATGAGACTGCAGGTGCTGGCGCTACATCAGCCGGTAATGTTGCAACTCTAAATAGAGTTATCCTACCAGTAATACGACGTGTTATGCCGACTGTTATTGCCAACGAATTAGTTGGTGTACAGCCTATGACAGGTCCAGTGGGTCAAATCCACACACTAAGAGTACGTTACAGTGACGCGAGTGACGGTAACGAAGTAGGTGAAGAAGCACTTTCACCATTTAAGATTGCGGCGGCTTATTCAGGTAATGCTGATGACTCCGACCCTAAAGCTGGCGCAACTGCGGCACTTGAAGGATCTGCGGGTAAGAAGTTAAGCATCCAAATCTTAAAGCAAACAGTCGAAGCAAAAACCAGAAAGCTATCAGCTCGCTGGACTTTTGAAGCGGCTCAAGATGCTCAAGCACAGCAAGGCATTGATATTGAAGCAGAAATTATGGCGGCATTAGCCCAAGAAATTACTGCTGAAATTGATCAAGAAGTTCTTGCATCACTACGTGCTTTAGCAGGTACGGCACAACAAGCATACGACCAAAATGCTGTTAGTGGTACTGCAACTTTCGTAGGTGACGAACATGCGGCTTTAGCTGTTATGGTCAACCGCGTTGCAAATACTATTGCTCAGCGTACACGTCGTGGTGCTGGTAACTGGGCTGTGGTTTCCCCACACGCTCTTACTGTACTACAATCAGCTACAACTTCAGCGTTCGCAAGAACAACTGAAGGCACATTTGAAGCTCCAACAAATACTAAATTTGTAGGAACACTAAACGGTGCAATGAAAGTATATGTTGATTCATATGCGGCTGATAGTACGGACGTACTTGTTGGTTACAAAGGTACTTCAGAAGCAGACGCACCAGCGTTCTACTGCCCATACATTCCTTTAATGTCAAGCGGTGTTGTGTTGGATCCATCTAGCTTTGAGCCAGTTGTAAGTTTCATGTCAAGATATGGTTATGTTGAGTTAAACAACACAGCATCATCTCTTGGTAATGCGGCTGACTACTTAGGTAGAGTATCTATCGCGAACGTAACATTCTCTTAAGTTAAGAGATTATTACAATTTGGAAGGGCGGCTTTATGTCGCCCTTTCTTTTTGACTATCGACTCATATTGATAAATATAAGAGTATAAGGACGCAATCTTGCGTTTTATGGGGAACCAACCCCGTAGACTTAGAACGTTTTAAAGGAGAAAAAAAATGGGAAGACCTATTAATAAAAGACTTTTCGGAGCATCAGGCGTAGGACCAATTGCAGGTAGCACTGAAATTAAAGTAAACTTTCATAACGGCACGGCTGTTAAAGAAGGCTATATCGTAAAACAACTTGGCAGTAAAAAGTTTCGTGTTGAAGAAATTGGCACGGCAGGACTTTTTGACTGTACATTAAAAACAGGTATTTTACCTGCGGCTTTATCAGCAACTGAAATGTCAATTACAGTCTTAGGTGCTGATTCAGAAACTTATGGCGTAGCAAAGATTACCGGTAGAAAGATAACACTTGCTCAACCAAGTGCAACAGGATCTAACGCATTGGACGGCGAAGCTGTACAATGGAAACTTACAGGTTCAGCGGCATCTGGTATTGTTAGAATGGAAGAAGCTGGCGATGATAACACATTAGTCGGTACTGACGACGACGATTACACAGAAGACGCATAATCAAAATTATAAGGAGCCCGGGTAATTTCGGGCTTCTTATTTTGATGATAAATACTTGAAAGCGGAGAATATTATGGGCAGGCCAGTAAATAAAAGATATTTCGGGGAAGGCAATGGAAAAATCCAAGTTACCCGATATTTCTTCACTGGTGCATCAGAAGCAACTACTAAAGCATGGATTCTGTCACAACGGTCTACAAACAAATTTAGAGTAACAGATGGTACAACTACTGAAATATTAACTTTAGTTAATAAAGCATCTAGCACATTAGTAGCAGGCGATATGGTAATTGACGGCGTATTAGATGATTCTACAGTCGTACAGATTACAAAGATTTGGAATAATAATTGTCAGTACGAAGGTACTACAAGAGGAAAAATGGTTATCGGCGGAAGTGATGCCGGTGGTGAAGATGACGCTGTAACAAATACAGTAACAGTTGATGGGCAATAATTAAATGGCAAAGACACTACAAACATCTGGTAATTATACAATTAAAACAGCCGACGACGGAGTTATAACTCTTGACACAGGCCTTAATATAGGGCAGGTTAGAGTTACAGGCGACCTTGTTATATCTGGGCAACAAACTACAGTAAACTCAACTAATTTAAATGTAGCTGATAATATTATTGTTATTAATGCAAATGAATCTGGAACAGGTATTACTTTAGGTGAAGCAGGAATTAGAATTGAACGTGGTAGTTTAGCCGATGTACAAATTCTTTTTAATGAATCTATTGTTTGGAACGATCCTGTAACTAATACAACTAAGACAGGAGCATTTGTACTTAAAGACGAGTCCGGTGGTAACATTGGATTAGAAGTAAGAAGCATTAGTACAGGTGGCGGCGATTTATTTTTAATTAATAGTGGTACAGGTGTAATTAGTGTTAGTGGTACTAACAATTATGAAAACTCAGTTACTGATGATGATGATATTCCTAACTTGAAAAAAGTTAATGACAGAATTTCATATGAACTTGCTAATTATGCCATTGATAAAATTAGAGCAGGATCTGCTTCGTCCTTTACTGATGTTGTTACATTTGATGATGATCAAGCAAATCCAAGTACTGTAACAGTAAGAGTTGACGGAAGTACTAATACTACATTTTATGATAATAGAGCAGAAATACAAGATATAAGATTATCAGGAAACAAAATAGAAACAACAATTAGTTCCGCTGATTTAATTCTTTCAGCACCAGGAACTGGATCAGTCGTAGTTGATGATCAATTAAAGATTTTAAGTACACCAGGCGTAGACGATGCTACTGTAGATCCTGTTGCACCAGCAGACGGGCTTGTACTGTACGTTAAAGCACCAGGAATAGGCAAGACTGGCTTATTTTATGTAAATAGTAGTAGCGTTCGAGATGAAATTATAAGTAAAAATAGATCATTACTTTTAAGTATGATCTTTTAAGGATAGATAAAAATGGCAATAGCACAAGCAACATTAAGTGGAACTCCAACAGTACTGTTAACAGTACCGGCAGGCAAACAATACGCTATCACAACATTGTTAGTGTGTAATTTTGCGGCGGCTGGTGTTCCAGCAAATAATTCACAGTTTGATTTACACTTTGTACAAAGTGGAGCGGCATTATCAACACTAAATCAGATTGTAAAAGATCTACCAGTACCAGGTGGAGAAACATTTACTTTTGATTCTGAAAAAATTATTTTAGAGGAAGGCGATACTGTTCAGATGCAAGGGCAATCACCTTTTAATTTATCTGCTACTGTTAGTTACTTGGAAGTATAATGCGATATATAAAAGCACAATCAACTAATGCCCGCGGCATTTATGGCAAAGACGATATCCGTAGAGATGTCAACGGTCAGATTGTTCTTGATAGTACAGACATGATGATGGTTCCAAAAGGAACTGAGGCACAAAGAAAAACATCAGCGGCAAACGGTCATCTTCGTTATAATACTGATACTAATGTATTTGAAGATTATCAAAATGGTTCATGGGCACCAATTAGAAGATTTGAACCAGCAAGTATTGTTCAACAATCACTAGGTAATGGTAATGATGTTGAAACAAAGTTTGGCCCATTAGTTAATGGCGATTCATATAACCCAGCACCGTTAGCGGCACAAAATATTTTTGTTCTTATTGAAAACGTATTCCAACTAGCAACTACAAACTATGTACTAGAACAAAATCCACCTACTTATGCCACTGGTTGGTATGTAGTATTTGGAACAGCAGTTCCAACAGGTAAACCCGTAACAGTTCTTCATAACTACGACAAATAGGAGACGACTATGGCAACAAACGGAATTTCAACACTAGCAAATAAGAAACTAAGACAAGAAGCTAAATTAAATTTAGCAAAAACAAACCGAGCGGCAAGCGGAAGACGTAGTACTCTTAACTTGTCTCAATTACCTACTGTATATAAAGCAGATAATACACTTACCGATAATGCAAACTCAGGTGGACTTGTAACAGGCAGACCCTGGACCTAATAACTCCCGATAAATACATAACATAGAGGGAAGTTATATTATGGCACAAGTTGCAAGAATCTCAGGTCCGCTATTAGCGGCAAATCTACAGAGAACCCAAGCTAATCTAGCCGTTGATACAGACTTATTGTTTATAGGTCACTTAACTGGTAAGATAGGCGTTAAAACCGCGACTCCAAGCACAGAATTATTTATTGCAGGCCAACATAGTGCTAGTAACTACTATGCTACTCGTCTCACTGGTGGTAATCTTAAATTTGATACTACAGGAGCTTCAAGTGTAGTTGGTAATATTATTTTAAATTCCCAAGGTATAATTAAAACAGATAAATTACGTACTGAAAATTTAGAATTTAACGATAATACTATTGGTAGTTTAAGCAATTCTAATATTGTACTAAGTCCTAATGGTGCAGGAACTGTTGAATTTACAAATACAAAAGTTACTGGTAATGTTAATGCTACAGGAAATATAACTATTCCAGGAAACATAAGTGTTGGTGGAACAATTAATTTAGGTGACACAGCTACTGATACTATTGACTTTGATTTCCTTGATTTCACCCAAGATTTAGTTCCAAACTCTACAGTAGGATTACATAATTTAGGAAGTGCAACAAAAATATGGAACAATGTAAACACAGCTAAAGCAATTATAGGTGACATTGAGATTGATAACGATTATATATCAACTTCAACATTTAATAATAACATGTTCCTTAGGGCTAATGGTACAGGTGGCGTAGTTCTTGACGGTTTAGAATTTAACGGACATAATATTTCATCAGCTACTGACATAGTAATCAATCCAGGTAGCGAAAACTTAACAATAAGCTCTGTAGCGGCACTAAGAGTACCAGACGGTACAGAAGCACAAAGACCTAACTTAAACCGTGATGTTAGGTACAACACAACTACTAACTTCTTTGAATTATTTTCAATTGCATATACTCCTCTAAGAGGTATATGGAGTGAAGACAGACAAACTTATGTATTAGCAAATGCTGGTAATGATTTTAGTTTTGTTACTAATGGTGTTACAACTACAACATTAACTAGTACTGAATTAACAACTAATAAACTAGTGTCACAAAGTAATGTGGCAATAGATGGTAACACTATTTCTACAGCTACATTAAATGCGGCAATGACGTTAACTGCACAAGGAACCGGAACGGTTAACATAGCTAACTTTAAATTTCAAGGAAGTGTTATACATAATACAATTTCTCAAGCATTTCAACTTAGTAAAACAGGAGCTACAGGATACATTCACTTCGATGCTACTGTTGGTGTAGTAATCCCAGCAGGGTCTACAGCACAACGTCCAGCGGGTCTAATAGGACAAACACGATATAATACACAACTAGCTTATGTAGAAACGTTTGATGGCACTCAATGGTCTAACGTTGCTGGTATTGGCGGTGGCATTACACTCGAGTACATGGACGAACTAGTTAATATTTACACCATTGCACTTGCATAATTTCCAAAAACGATAAATACTATTGTCATAGTACAGGACCAATAAAAGGAGAGATACCTTTTGTGTACTATGGGACATACTGTGGTTAGCCAGCAAAGAACTTGTAAAAGATGAAAATTTGGCTAGAGGGACAGGATCCCCGTAGGAGAGCAAAGTGGCTGTAGGTCGTATTTCGGGTCCGCTTTTAAAGTCCAATCTATTGCGTAACGGCGTGGATTTAGCCTTTGAGACGGATTTACTTTATTTGGATGTTAATAACAGCAGAGTTGGTATCAAAACTGCATCCCCTCAATACGAATTAGATATTAACGGAACCACGAGATCCAC